TGTGGATCTTGCCGGATGGTCTCGTATGCCAGGTCTCCCCAGAAGTTGGACTTGATAGAGCCACGACCGCCCTTAGATACAATCTCATGCACATCTATTTCCCCGGCAAATGCTTCATGCACCGTCCGGTATATCTCCACAAAATCGGAAGTAATGTCTGTGATTGGTATCGTCCACAGAGGTGCTTTCTCCCGCTTTTCTTTTTCCTCCCGTTCAATCCTCTGCTTTTCTGCTATCGTCAGTGCTTTTTCCAATCCGTCCATAGCCTTAAGCTGATCGGAGAAGTCCGGTGCGAACCCCAATCCGTCTGTAACCTCGCCTTTTGCAATCTTACTTCTACGCTCTTGGATGTCAGCAAGACTCATAATGTCGCGGTGCTGCTCTTTCTCGATGCGCTCGGTCTGTTTTGCTATATATTCAGAGATGCAACTGTTTGCAACCAACTTATGTGCGTTTCCTCTTGCATATCTTTCCGAATATCCTGCCGCTATAGCTGCCCTCTCCGCATTACCACCATTCTTCACATATTCATCTGCAAATGCTTTCTGCTTCGGTGTGAGTTCTTTCTTCATCCGCTCACCGCCTTATAGATATCTAATAGACAATAGATTACATCCACCATTGAGCAAGTCTTTAATATCTCATAGTCTCTCGTTTTCCATTCTCCACTAAATTTGTTATAACAGTATACTGGTGTAATAATACGATAAGAGGTAATCATGCGGCTCTGCTCTTCCGAATAGAACTGATTTTGATTTATTTTCACAACCATTCCACATTTTATAATAGCTGTCTGTAGTTTTTTCATCTTTCCTTTAAGGTTTGCCACACAATCATCTCCTTTCATGGCAATAAAAAAAGATACCGCATCCATCAAGGACATGGTATCTTTTTACAGGTGTCCGGATTGACCACCGGAGCCTCACATTGCTGTGTGTTCTCCTTCCTAAACTACTACCTGTTGATATGATAATACCATGCCCTCTGCACTCTTTCAATCATTTTTCTTTCTTTTGAACTTACCTCATACGTTCCCTTTTCGTCATGTACATATCCCCTATGTGTATGTGGATCAATCTTTTTTCCGTTCACATTGTGTAAATGCCCTGTATCAATTTGCTTATACCGCTTCTTGTTTTTATCGTAATATGAGATACTTTTTATTTCATTCTTGGTATTTACAACTGCATACACTCGCCCATCTGTCATGGTTTCCATTGGTGCTGTAGCTGATCCATTGTTATAACTAACAAATTTTATATTTCCAGTCTGATATAGTGTTTTATATTCACTGCCATACTTCTTACCTTTATCGCTTAATCCACTACTGGCTCCTCTGCCACCAAAGAACTGCAAATTCTCTACCACTGCGCCACCTCCGCCTCATGCCACTTCTCACTAAACTGCTTGATATGTACAATATTTCCCTTACACTCATCCGGGACTTTGCCACAAAAAATAATCTGGGTAGGTTCTAACCTTTTTACCATCTCAAAATATCCATCAAGAAAGCATTGCTTCTTTTCTGCGCTGTTCTGTGTCCCGACAGAAGAAACTGCAACAACACTCTGTGTAGGTTCTCCATCAAAGCACCATTCGAACGAATCACGATTGCTCCAACAGATTGTAGGAATGACATTGATACCATACATCTGCCAGTATGCGCCGAGCCAGTGTTTCCGGTAATGGTTATATATCTGCAATGCCTTTGGAAAATCCATGTATAAGCTAAAATCCGGTGTCAGCACATACTTGAACCGTTGCAGTATTGATACATATCTATCAGGATCTGTCCACACTCTGGTAAACTGGTAATCATCCAGGAAGAAATGCACCGCTTTGTTCTCAGGCTCTTTCGCATTTCTTGCATAGTTGAATCCGATAAATTCCGCATTATTAAATTGTGTAAGCTCTATCTCCGGTATGTCATACTGTCCCACTCCGTCAAATAACATCCTCTGTGCATTTTCGTAATTTCTCTGTGTTTTATACATGGCATAGTCCTTTCCTCATATCATAATTATAAGGCAGGTAATCAGAGGATTTGTGCCAAATTTAAGCATAGAAAAAGAGAGGTTTCTATTCCTCCCTTCCGAATATTTATTCTGTTTCATCTGGAATTCTTACTATTTCATATCCCACTGGTCTTATTGTTCTAGGTTCCCCTTCTCTCATAGTTATAAGATTTTGCTTTTGCAGAGTTTTAAGATGCGAATACACTGATGATGTCGATTTCAGACCAACACCATCGCATATTTCTCTCACTGTAGGAGAAATCAAATTTTCTTTCATATAAGCTATAATAAAATGATATATCTCATCTTTCTTTTTTACCATACACTTTCCGTCCTTTCATATATTATAGCTTCATAGTAGAACGTGTGTTCTTTTATGTCAATGGAAATATCTACCACTCCATTCTAAACTGTCCGTTCTTTTCTTCTACCAAATGCACCATTCTCTGCCGTATCAGCCTTTGTGCAGTCCCCCTTCTGCGGTAAAAGCTCCGCCTGCTGATTGGGAGAATGCCGTAGTGCGCTTCCAGCATGTCATAACTGGTACCAATAACGATTGATTCTGTCAGTTTATCAGCTATGATGCTGTCCACACCCATGCAGATCTCGTATATCTCTTTTTCATCCAAGTACATTCCCCCTCTCAAAATTTACGCAAAAAAAATACCAACCATCGAATATTGACGGTTGGTAATATACCTATATATCTACTTAACTCTTCTGGTTTGATAATCTTCAGATAATCTGATTGCTTCATCTGCTTTATATGTATCCATATCATAAAACACAAAATTGCAAGTCCTTTTATCATATGCATACCATATTCGGCACCCTGTCTTTTCTGTAAACAAATTTGATAATGCTGTTGTATTTTGTTTGCAGACCATAGATCCCAATGTCCTGAATTGACTTTCATACACAATTCCACGAATTGCTAGTTCGGAACAGATTTTTGACAGATCTGAATCCATATATTCTTCCAAATGTTCCCCTAATGGTTTTTTACAATCATATTCCATGTTTATCACCTCGTAGTTTTCTTCAATTATACTACGCCAACCGTCAATATTCAATTATCAATGTACTACAATGCTAATGTCTGTATACCATTTTTACCGGCATATTTCAGCCGGTAAATGTTCTATATTCAATTTAATCCAATACAATTTCTACACCTTCGTCTTTGTACACTAACTGTCCTATTCCACCCTCATACATCATTTCATACGCACCGACCTTATCTGTAATACTGATAACATCCTCCCTGCTTATTAAAATTTTCTCACCCTTTTTTACTGTAATTTTCATGTGTTTTTCCTTTCTCCGTTAAAGTTCATTTTTTGCTCTTATCAAATTTTAAACGCCGTCCGCAATATGGACAGCATTTATATTCTTCCATCACGCTCATTCCACAATCTTTATCTGGACATCTCCACTCTGGAAAGCTACCACAATATAAAACTACGTACCCCACAAATTCAGCTTTCTTTTTTATAAGTTTCATGTTGATTCCTCCGTTAAAGTTCAGTTTAAGTGATTATTAATAAAGTTCTATAGTATCTCCAATATGTCCGTCCTCAATTTCTCTTATATGAACTTTCCCATCATTTTCAGCTTTCGCCTTATCATATAATTCACCAAGGATCCTATTCACTGATAATTCCTCAAGCTGTTCTCTGTTTCCGTGAATTCCATTTTTCATTTTATTGTATCCTCCATTAATTCTAAGTTTAGTTATTTTTCTCAAAATAGAAAACAACCGGCTTTTTATTCGGTATCACCAGTCCGAACCTCACAGCATTTTTGTATGTATTACTATCACGCATTAAAGTATCAGGCATAGCGGAAACCATTTTCCGAAAACCTTCCAGCGTGGATCTGCTCTTATAATGATTGCAGCTTCTGCAAGCCGGAAGCATATTGTCAACCGTGTCTGTTCCCTGTTCGCTCCAACCATTCAGAGGTATTACATGATCCACCTGCATATCTTTATATTCCAAGCTGCATCCGCAATAAGCACAATGACCGTTGCACTTCTGATATACCGTCATTCTAATGCTTTTTGGTATTGCTTTTCTCTTTGCATCCATTATTTCTACCTCATGTTCAGTTTAAAGAAACAATATGACCATCCAAAACACAGTAACAAGATGGCTCTATCTCTTCCTGTTCTATCCACGCTTTGACGGTTTCATCAATCATCCTCGCAAGTTCCAGTTCCTGTTCAACAGAAACTTCAAAATTTTCTGCTGCTTCCCCCACATCTTCAGACAGATTTTCTTTGATGGAATCAATAATTTCTCCCTCGCAACTATCCCATCTAAATATCGGCTTTGTACATGTTCCGATGTAAATTTCACTCTCACCCGGATAGCTTTCTTTTGCATCTTCTAGTGCATCCTGTTCTGTGTCAAATTCCCCATAATAAAGTTCTCCGTCATTGCTATGACAATATTTACTCATGTTTATACCTCTCTTTGCATTTGATACTATCTCTTTTACCTTTTTCTCGTAAAATTCTTCCGAAATATACTGATCTCTATAAGGGAATTTGCTGTCTGTTAGAACAGCATAGGCTTCCGACCAAGACAGACCTCCTCTGGCTGCTAATCTGTCTAATGTCTGACCACAGTGATTTTTTAATGCCTGCTCTTCATGCGGTTTAATGATATCGTAGGGAATATATTCTTTGCCCTTTTTCGTCATAATCGGAAATTCTTTCATATACTACCTCTCTTTCAGGTTAACAAAAATATGTGTATTTCAAATAATTATCATTCTCACGCATTTTATGATAATAGTATCCCTCAAAGCTATCTCCCTCAAATCCAACTGACCATTGCTCACAATATTCGCCATCTTCAAATTGTTTGTCTCCTGTTGGTTTTGATACTATAGATATTTCTCCAATATCTACGCCATCGGCATCTGTATACTTATTAAGCCAGTCAACTACTTTCTGATAGGCTTTTTGAGATTTTGTTTTTTCATATTCTCTTGCATATTTTTCAATTGTTCTTGGTACTGTCATAATAAATTACCTCGCTGAATCATAATATGTTCCGTTTCTTCTTATAATCTTTAACATATCCTCTATTCCTTGCTGATATCCATTGTAAAAATTCTGTGCTTTTTGAACTTCGACACTACACTTAATGCTTGCATTATGTTCCAGTTCATTCGCTTTCCGTTCAATTTCTTCATACTCTTTTTTATCCATCTACTTTTCCTCCGCTAAATTCTAATTTAACTACGCAAACCGGAGCTGTCCGGTCTGCTCTGCTTCCATCCTCATGTTCGGTGTTCGTTCCGCAATACACAGTTCTGGCAGATTGGCTCTAA